GGAAGCCCTTGATAAAAAGATTCCTGGTAGCGAGGGTAAGGCTCCCAAGGACGCAAGCCCTTGGTTGGTCCTACGATTCAACACGGTAGACGGTGAAGGCTACGGTCGGGGACGCTGCGAAGAGTTCCTTGGAGATCTGAAGTCACTCAACGCACTGTCACAAGCCATCGTCGAAGGGTCTGCTGCAGCTGCTAAGGTAGTCTTTGTAGTGTCACCCTCAAGCACTACCAAGCCAGCTACCATCGCTCAGGCAGGCAACGGTGCGATCGTTCAAGGTCGCCCAGAAGACATCGGTGTTATCCAAGTTGGTAAGACTGCTGACTTCCAGACTGCCATGACTATGATGCAGCAGCTTGAACGGCGTTTGGCTGAGGCATTCCTCATCCTGAACGTTCGTCAGTCTGACCGTACTACAGCCGAAGAGGTTCGCCTCACTCAACTTGAACTCGAACAGCAACTTGGAGGACTATTCTCCCTGCTGACTAACGAGTTCCTGGTACCATACCTGGATCGTAAACTGTTGGTCCTGCAACGCAGTGGTCAACTGCCTAAGATTCCTAAGGATCTAGTTAGTCCTACAATCGTTGCTGGTATCAATGCACTTGGTCGTGGTCAAGATCGTGAATCACTCACCACATTCATCACTACTATCGCACAAACTCTGGGTCCAGAAGCCCTGATGCAATACATCAACCCCGATGAAGCTATCAAGCGTCTGGCTGCAGCTCAAGGTATTGATGTTCTTAACTTGGTTAAGAGTATGGATCAGCAGCAAGCTGAACAACAAGAGGCTATGGCGATGGAAGAAGATGCGAACATGATGCAAGCTGCTCCAGGTATCCTCAAAGCACCTCTGTTGGATCCAGCTAAAAACCCGAACGCGGGTGACGTTGTAAACAACTTGCTGGATGATGACATTATTCCCCCAATGAACTAAACGTATGGCAGAAATCATGACCTACGATTCCACCACCGATTCGGTTGTGATGGAGTCCATTCAATCTGACGAAGCTGAGTCTCTCGCCATTGGCGAAGAGCTGCTAGCTCAGCAAGAGCAACGGCTTGCTGGTAAGTACAAGAATGCACAGGAGCTTGAAAAAGCATACCTGGAGCTTCAGTCCAAACTCGGCTCACAAGAAAAACAAGGAGAGGCTCAGGCTGAACCTGAACAAACGTCAGAAGAACCTGTTGATGAAGCCGTCGATTTGCTGTGGAAAGTCAGTGACGAGTACTCAGCTAACGACGGTAAAGTCAGTGAAGAGACGTTGGAAGAACTTTCTAAGCTATCCTCTAAAGAGCTGGCAGAGGCGTTCTTCCGCTATCAAGATACTGTTGAGCAGTCCTCTGGACCTGAGGGTAAAGAGCTGACTCAAGCAGAAGTTGATAGCGTCCAGCAATTTGTTGGTGGTGCTGAACAGTACCAAGAACTGGTTAGCTGGGCAGCAGACAATTTTTCCGAAGAAGAGATTACCGCTTTCGATAGCGTAGTTGAAACTGGAAATATTCCTGCTATCAAACTTGCATTGCAAGCCTTACAATATCGCTATCAAGACAACATGGGTGTAGAAGGTAACATGATCCAAGGCAAACCTGCCTCCTCTCGTGAGATCTTCCGCAGCCAAGCTGAGCTTGTGCGAGCTATGAGTGATCCACGCTATGATCGAGATCCTGCATATCGCATGGAGATCATGGAAAAGCTGGAACGCTCTGGACTTGAATTTTAATGAACGACACTAACATCTGGGCTAAAGAGCCACCCCTCATTATGACTGATCATCCCTACGGTGTTCCCCACAACGAACGCGCTGAGAAACTGAATGGCCGTTTGGCTATGATGGGTATCATGGCTGCGTTCGGTGCTTACGCTTTCACTGGACAAATTATCCCCGGTATCTGGTAATGCCTAAAGTCGGTAAGAAACACTACTCTTACACTCCTGCTGGTATGGCGGCTGCTAAAAAAGAAGCTACTAAAACTGGTAAAAAAGTTCAAAACAAAAAACCTAAAAAGTAATGGCTAAGTCAGTCAGCCTCAAGATCGGAAAGCACAAGTCCCGGACTGGAGGCTTGACTGCTGCTGGTCGGCGTAAATACAACCGTGAAACTGGATCAAATCTCAAGGCTCCACAGCCTGAAGGCGGTCCACGTAAGCGGTCCTTCTGTGCTAGAATGGAAGGTAACAAAGGACCGATGAAAGATGAAAAGGGCAGACCCACCCGTAAAGCCCTTGCCCTCCGTAAATGGAAATGTTAACATGGCAAAACGTGGTCTCTACGCAAACATCCACGCCAAACGCAAACGTATTGCTGCAGGCAGTGGTGAAAAAATGAGGAAGCCTGGGTCCAAAGGAGCACCCACGGCTGCTAACTTTAAACGCTCCGCTAAAACTGCTAAACGTAATCTCAAAATTAACAAATGAAATTTCTTGCTATCCTCCCCGCAACCCTGATTGCTGCTGCTCCCGCATTCGCTGGTCCTTATGTTAATGTGGAAGCTAACTCCGGCTTTACTGGTTCTGACTACAGTGGTACTACGACTGACTTCCATGCCGGTTACGAAGGTTCCTCTGGTGTGCTTGGCTACTACATCCAAGCTGGTCCTTCTGTGATCTCGCCTGATGGCGGTGAAGCAGAAACCAAGTTCACTGGTAAGACTGGCGGCTCGGTTGCTGCAAGTAAGAAGCTTGATCTTTACGGTGAAATCAGTTTCGCTGCTGACACTATTAACTCCTAT